AAACATTGAACTACTCAAGGCAGAAGGCATCCCATTGGTGTTGCCTACTCCTATGCCTCGTCAATCTGGGATGATTGCTGTTGAGCAAGAGCCTCAACAAGACGCTGAAGGTGTTTGGAGACAGGTTTGGGTGCTTGAGCCTGCTCCAGAGCCAGAAAATGAAGAGGCTTCAGAATAAAAATGAGTCCAGAACTGCAAAAGTATTATGAAGAGCGTTTCTCGATGATGGGAACGCAAGGATGGAGAGACTTATTAGAGGATATTGACAATATGTTAACTTCTCTAAATAATATCTCTGTGATTCAGGATGAGAAAGACCTCATGTTCAAGAAAGGCGAAGCGTCTATCTTGATCTGGCTGAAAACCTTGAGAGAGGTCAGCGAACGGGCTTACGAGGAACTGAATGAAAAGAATGTATGAATTTGAGTGTGGCACTTGCCACCAAGTCACTGAAAAACTGACTGGTTATGAGACAGCCGAAGTTCAGTGCTTTTGTGGTGAAAAAGCAACACGCAAAGTGAGCGCTCCAGCAATCAAGTTGGAAGGATGGTCTGGGAGTTTCCCAGGTGCGGCAAACAAGTTTGACCGCATACATCGTGAAAAGTTGGCTGCGGAGCGTAAAGCGAACTCATAAACATATGTTGTCGAGTTCATATCTCCTAGAACCGTTATCGGCAGGAAAAGGAAAAAACCATGCTAGTTGACAATGAAGACGAGAAGTTGGGTGAGGAAGTTAAAGTTGAAGAACAGACCCTAGAAAAGTCTGTCGAGCCTGAGTCGTCAGACATTCCTGATAAATATCGGGGTAAATCCCTAGACGACATCATCAAGATGCACCAAGAGGCTGAAAAGTTGATTGGGAAGCAGGCTCAAGAGGTGGGGGAAGTTCGCAAACTTGCTGATGAACTCATCAAACAGAACCTCGGAGGCAAGCAACAAGCGGTTAAAGAGGAAGAGCCTGAAGTAGATTTCTTTGAAAATCCGCAAAAGGCAGTTCAGAAGACGGTTGAATCGCATCCTGCGGTTCTTGAAGCCAAACAAGCGGCTCAAGAGTTCAAAAAGATGCAAGTTCAGCAGAAACTGGCAAAAGAGCATCCTGATATGCAAGAAATCGTTGCAGATCAGGGGTTCATTGACTGGGTGAAGGGTTCGTCCGTTCGTCTAGCCCTGTTTGCCAAGGCTGATGCTGAATATGACTTTGAATCGGCTAATGAACTGTTGTCTACCTACAAGGCAATTCGTGGCGTGAAGGCCAAGCAGACTGAGAATGCTGGAGAGCAACTCAGGAAGCAGAACCTGAAGGCGGCAGGAGTTGACACTGGTGGAACTGGTGAATCTACGAAGCGCATCTACCGCAGGGCCGACCTGATTCGGCTGAAGATGACAGACCCCGGACGCTATGAGGCATTGAGTGATGAAATCATGACTGCCTATGCCGAAGGGAGAGTGAAGTAACTTTTTTTGGAGATTGAAACATGGCAACCGCATTTTCCCCCGCAAATAGTGTAACGACCACTACCGCAGCAACGTTCATTCCTGAGATTTGGAGTGATGAGATTGTTGCCGCCTACAAGAAAAACCTTGTTCTGGCGAACCTCGTTAAGCGCATGAACTTCAAGGGCAAGAAAGGTGACACCGTTCACATTCCCGCCCCCACCCGTGGTTCTGCTTCTGCCAAAGGCGCTACCAACGCTGTGACCTTGATTGCTGCGACCGAAACCGAAGTGCAAGTCTCTATCGACAAGCACTACGAGTACAGCCGCCTGATCGAAGACATCGTTGAAGTGCAAGCCCTCTCTAGCCTGCGTTCTTTCTATACGGAAGATGCTGGTTACGCTCTGGCCCGTCAGATCGACACCGACCTGATCCAACTGGGTCGTGCTTTCAACGGCGCTACCATTGGCACGAACGACTATGCGACCTCTGCCGCCTCTACCAAGGCTTACATTGGCTCGGATGGTACGACTGCTTACAACTCGTCCACCTCCAACGCTGCCGCCCTGACCGATGCTGCGATTCGTCGCACCATTCAGCGTCTGGATGACAACGATGTGCCCATGGACGGTCGTTTCCTGATCGTTCCCCCGAGCACCCGTAACACCCTGATGGGTATCGCTCGTTTCACCGAGCAAGCCTTCGTTGGCGAGCAAGGTGGTAACAAC